TAATAGTGGAATATATCCACTTGCGTTTAATAAATATTGTGTGTTGTCATCATTGGTAGGGTCAACAATAGATAATATAGTTTCGTTTGCGTCTGCTGTCGCTCCTTCAAACTTAATAGCATTTGCAGCTTCCATTGTTACCGTATCTACTGTTGTTGTTGTTCCTGCTACGGTTAGCTTAGGAACTAATAATTCTCCTGTGCTTGGATTGTATCTTAATGCACCTGTGTCATCTAATAAAGCATTTGACTCATCGTGAAACACAACTGGAAAGTTTGTGTTTGCTGTGCTATCTGATACAGTTGTAGTTGCAGCTAATGTTGCATTTGCTACTGTAACTCCTGCAATAACTGTGTTTAAAGCAGTTCCATTTACTGTAATAGCATCTGCTTCTAATGTTCCATCAATATCTGCATCTCCAGATACATCTAATGTTGTTAAGTCTAATTCCCCTGCTATCGTTACATTGCCATCTGCTAATGTAATTAAATCTGTATCGCTTGTGTGTCCAATGGTTGTTCCATTAATACTTACATTATCTACTGTAAGTGCTGTTAATGTTCCGAGTGATGTAATTTGAGTTTGAGCAACATCTACACTTAAACTATGTGCGATTCCTTCTCCACTTGTAGCTCCTGTAGAAGTTAATCCTGTTCCAGCTGTTACAGTTCCTACATAATTACCAGTAGTATCTGTTGATAATGCAACACTATTTGCTTGTATTGCTGCTACCCCAGCTTCTGTAATAGTAATATCTCCACTTACTGAGCTGAATATAGCATCTTCTAAATTTTCAAAAGTAATTTTTTGTGAACCGTCATCTGTAGCATCTACCATTACAAGGAAGTCTGCATCAGCTATACTTGTTTCAGTTCCTAGTTCATTTAAATCTAAGCTTATTGTAGTTCCAGAAGTATCTAATCCTGTTCCTACTGTATCAAAGGTTGCGTCTAACTGTGTTTGAATACTTGATGTTACTCCATCTAGGTAGTCAAATTCTGTAGCAGTTACCCCAGTTGCGTGTAAGGTATCTAAATAATTTAATTCTGTAACACTACCAGTATATCCATCTAATACATTTAACTCTGCTACTGTTACTGTAGCTCCATCTAATATGTTTAGTTCAGCAGCTGTAGAAGTAATAGCAACGCCAGCATACTGTAACGCACCTGCTGATGATATATTAACAGCAGTGGTGCTAATTTGTAATACACTATCTGTAGCTTCTCCATCTGATATTACCCTTAATGTTGAGTCGATTCCTGAATTACTATTAGATACTTGTAATAAGTCCTTATAGCTATCTTTTATTCTTTGTCCTGTTAATGTTGCCATATTTTACCTAAAGTTTGCTGGAACAACAGCTCGTGTTCCACCTGTTTTATCTCTTTTCTTTGCACCAAATTTTTGTATACTTTCTTTATAGTTTGCTAAACATTGTTGCCCAGAAGCCATTCTTATTTGTGCTATGTTTGGGTCATTTGTTCTTGCAGCCGCATCCATTAAAGCTTTAGCTTTTACATAATCTATTAAGGCAGGCTGTAAAGCATTGTCTACATCTATAGTATCTGTAATTGAGCTTAACTTATCAGGCTCTGCATCATAAGAAATTAATAACCCATTTGTAATTACATCTCCACTAGAGCCAATGTGCACAGCTTTGTATTGACCTTCTGCTGTTTCTGTAGTCCCACCATCATCTTTAGTTGTAGCTATTGCTAGCTTATCGCCTTCAACCCACCATACAAATGAGTCTGAAGGGTCTTTGTAATCACTGCTTATTGCTGCCATTTTTTATTCCGTATCTGTTATTTTAATATCTTGGTTTACTAGTCGTGGTATTCTTATATACTCTCCATCAGAGTTTAAAATACTACACTTAAAAACTTTGTTTACAGTTATATCTCTGTTGTCATCTAGTCCATACCATAGTTGGTTGTGAACTAAGTTTGTTTTTGCCCATTCAATTTGAACTGAATATTTTCCCATATCAACTAATGCTTCGTTAATTAAGTTTATAACATAGTTTTCTGATATTCCAGGAACTGCCTGCAACACTCTACTATATATTTCTTTACCACTAAATTCTATTGCTGCCATTATAATTCCTCATACATTGATGTTACATTTTCCCACTCTTCATCTGCATTTTGCCACAAGCTAAAAAAAACTAAAACTCTTGACCACGTTGTAGATATTGCAGAACTTAATTCTTTTGACCAGGAAGTAGAATCTTCCATGCTTGTTACTTTTGTCCAGTCTGTTCCAAGATTAGCCATTATGCAGATGCCTGTAGTGTTTGAATTTGTTCTTTATATTGAGCGTCTAACATTTGATACTGCTGTGTATACCAAGTATATTTTGCATTATCCACAGTAACTCTTCCTTGCATTTCTTGTAAATATCCTGAAGCAATTCCAATCTTAGTTTGTATCTCATTAGAATACCCTTGAGCTGCAGATATATAAGAAATAGCAATATTACCTTGAACACCTACTTGTTGTAGTCTTTGTGTAACTTCTGCTCCATAAGAGTTTACTTCGTTTACTGCCATCTGTGCTTCTGATAAATAAGCATTACCAGTCTGTAATCTAGAATTAGACTCTTCTCTTTTAGCTTGAGCCTGTGCTAATCTAGCACTTATTTCATTACCATATCCTGATGCTATTCCTAATTTAGATTGAATTTCATTGGCATATCCCTGTGCTGTAGATGCAAACCCTTGCCCTGCAGATAAATATGTTCCAGCTGTTCCTAAATACCCTTGTGCTGCTTTTGCAAAACTATCAGCAACTCTAGAAAATCCAGCTCCATTTTGTATATACCCTTGTGCAACACTAATCTGTGCTTGGACTTGAGATGCTTTAGCACTTACTTCACCCATATAGGTTTGAGCTTCTCCTGCTCTTGCATTAGCTTCTGCTAAAAATGCATTACCAGCATTAATTCTATTTCCTGTTGTATTAATAAACATTTGAGTTGTAGCTAAGTATGCTTGCACTTCAGAACCGTATCCTTGTGCAGCACTAATGTAAGCTCCTATTGCACCATTGTATCCATTAGCTAAGGCTATTTCAGCCTGTGCTTCTGATAAACGATTTTGTGCAGTAGCGATATGTGCTTGAACTGCTTGTCCTTTTGCTCCAGTAAATGTTGCTCTTGAAGATACCTCAGTAGCAAATCCATTTATTTCTGCAGACAGTCCTGAAACTTTAGCTTGAAATTCTTGTATATGTATCTGTGCTCTATTTTGTTCTGTTTGTGCAATAGACAAAGCACCATTCATTAATTCTACATCTTCTTCTGTAAATAAATAAGTTGCTGCATCGCCTGCTGCATCTTGAGTTGGAGAGTTAGCACCATCATCTACAATCTTTTGTGCATTATCTAATGCATCTTTTACCTTAGTAAATCCTACACCAGTTGTATAAACATCTTCATCTCCAAATAATGCAGGGTCACCACTTGCTGCTTGAAATTTATCTACAGCAGTATTTATAGCATCTAACGCTGTTTCAAAGTCTCCACTATTATCTGTTTGAGTTGCTATCTCTGCAGCTTCTGCTTTTGCTAATACTATTTCAGCTGCTGCTAAATCTACTGCAGCTTCTCCAGCTGCTAATCTATCTGTTACTCCAGGGTCTGCAGTTATTAAAGCTACCGCTGCATCTACTTGAGTGTTTATAGCTGTTAAAGCTGTTGCTACTGCACTATCATCTGCTTCTAACTCTGCTTGAGCAGATTCTAAAACAGCTTGGTCAAACTGACCATTAGCCAAAGCTACTGCAGCATCCATTTTATCTGCCGCAGTGTTAATAGCTGCACTAGCTGTATCTATACCAGAATCAACTAAGACCGCTGCTTCTGCTAATTCTACTTTAGCTAAGTCTAATTCTGCATTATCTAAAGCAGTCTCTGCTGCCATCTTGTCTACTTCAGCATTAGCTAATCCTATTTCAGTAAGAGCAGAATCTGACTGAGCATTTATTAATGCTACTTCAGTATGAATATTATCTGCTATAGATTGTAATTCATCTAATTCTGTATTAATTGCTGTTAAGGCAGTATTAACATCTCCTTCTGTGTCAGCCTCTCCCAAAGCTAGCAATGCATTACTTTTATCAAACTCTGTGTTTGCCAACTCTATTGCAGCATTAATTTTATCTGCTGATGTATTCATTGCATCTAACGCTGTATCTACATTAACATCTACATTAGTTACCGTTTCTGCTATCTCTACTACCGCTGCATCTACTTGAGTGTTAATTAAATCACATACTGCTTGGGTTTCACCTAGTTCAGTTGTTATTGCAGCTAACGCTGTGTTAATAGCTCCTTCTGTGTCAACTTCTCCTAAGTCTAATAATGCATCGCTTTTATCAAATTCTGCATTTGCTAAACCTACCGCTGTATTAATTCTTCCTGCAGCAGTTGCCATTGCAGCTAAAGCCGTATCTACGTTTGAGTCTACATTAGCTGCTGTCTCTGCTAGCTCTGTTACTGCAGTGTCTACCTGCGTATTAATTAAGTCGCATATAGCTTGAGTTTCATCTAACTCTGTATTTACTGCAGTTAAAGCAGTAGTAATGTCTGAGTTAGTTTGTATATTATTCATTAATCTTTGAACACTATTTCTTGCTGCATATAATACTACCGCACTTTCTCCTTCATCTGGAAAGTTAGCTATTGCACTATCTCCATGTGCTACAGTAATTGCCATATTTATATAAGTTAGTGAGCTGTCAGTTGATGCTGCACTAGCAGGATATGTTTGTAATACATCTCCTTCAATTACATAAGCAGGGTCACTAGTAGAAGCGTATTCCATATAAGATGAATCCACAACTCTACCTCTTTGGCTTGGTAATAATTGTCTACAAGGCATATGATAACTACTGTTGTTATTATCTTTTCTTGTAACTGATACTATTTTTTTACCTTCTATATCTATGGTGTTTGTAAAACCATCAGTAGAAGCAACTCTTTGAAGAGTGTTACCAGGCAATATACTCATAATAGAACGAGCACCTGCAGTTAACCAATCAGATAATGCATCGTCTTCTGTGCTAGCAAAACCTGTTAAAGCATCTACTTGATTTTTAAATGTTTCAGCCATTATCTACCTTGTCCTCTGTATGGTTTTATATAGTTCTTTGTACTCATTTTATTTCCCATTTTAGTATTCTTACTCATACCTTGTCTAGTTTTTTTCTTCCCATTAGTTCTTCTAGTTTGCTGTACTAAACCTCTCATTAAAAACTAATGCTCTCCCCTATTCTTACTTTTCTTTTATCTTTATCTATCATATCAAATATTTGAATATCATCTTCGGAAGGGTTTTTAAACTCATTATTAAAATCATCTTCTGCTTCTTCTTCTGCAGTATAAGGTAAATTTTTAAAATCTCCATCAGTATTAATAAAAGGTAGAACTGCATTTAATTCTTGTAATACAGAATCTGGAATTGTTTCTACAGGATTTGAAAAATCATTTTTTAAAATTCCCATAAATCTTTCAATAGATTCTCTTGAAGATTCTTCTGAACCTAATACTTGTGGCTGTTCTTCTTGTCTCATTCTTTCTAACTCAGGTTCTACTCTCATATCAAATTCACTTTTCATGTGAGGAATATTAGTTCCATACTTTACATTGTATTGGTCTAACCTATCATTTTGCCCAGAAGATGTAAACTTATTCATAAATTGTTCTTTAGTATTTTCAAATCTTTCTAATAAAGTTTTTGGAAAATATTTATCTAAAAATTTATCTATAATTTCTAATCCTTTTCCTTGTTCTGAATTTGGATATGTTTTTTTATATAAATCTTCTCTCATTTTTTTTCTTCTTTCTGCATCAATTTTACCTCTAGCTCTTATTTCTTTTACGCTATTTATAAAATTTCTTGAAAACTCACTATCGTTTCTACCTTTAAGTTTATTTTCTTGTACAATTTCGTATGCACTTTTAGTTAACATTATTTTTTATACCCTTTTTTCTTTACTACTTTCTTTTTCTTTTTTTTACTCATAGCATTTTTTCTTCTTTTTCCATTAAGCTTTGAGCTTTTAATTGTTCCGTACATTATTTATCCTTTCCAAATATCATGCTATCTACTTTTTTAGCACGTTCTTGTTTATTCTTTTTATTGGTTCTTTCTATATGTTTATCCATACTCATAGTTCCAAAATCTATTTGGTCTTTTCTAATAGCAGTTGCCATTGGAGAATCTCTTAAAACAAACTGAGTGCTCCATTTTGCAGGATGTGCTCTCAACCCGCAAGAAGGACAATTAAAATGTCCCCCATGATTAGGCTCATTACAATGTTGACACGCTTTCATTTACTATCCAGTAGATACAACAATATATGCAATTCTAGTTGCATCTAACTTTACTGATTGTATATCTACAATAGCATTGTCAGTGCTGTCTAAAGTTTGAATGTAGTCATTTATTTCTTTAGCTAAAGAACCTGCTACATCACTTGCTGCTGGACTGATATCATTAATAATTACTTTTGTAATTGTATTATAATCTGCCATTTTATTCTCCTATTAGTTTTAAAATTCTTTTGGGTGTTTGGGGTTACACCTTTTTACGTATAACCCCACAGTACCCAAACTGTTAATCCTCACGGATTGGTTTATGCTATAGTTGTAGCGTTAGCTGAAAAATCAGCATCACTAAGGTCTTTAACAAACGCTTGGATAATCCACTGAGTACCATCAGAGATAAGTTCAACTCTATCTCCTGGGGTAGCTGCAGCAGTAAACACAAAGAAATCGTCACCAGTAACTGCAAAGTTACCAGCTGCACCATCTACTTCGTGTGCTTGTCCAATGTTATCGCCTTGACCTAAAGCAATGTTAACAACGTTGTTCATAGAACCATCAGTTGCTGCAATTCCTTCAGTTAGTACGACAGTACAATTCCATCCTTTAAATGAAACAGATGGAAGTGTTAAAGTAGTTTCTGCAGCAGGATTAACTACGAATAGTTTTCCTGAATCGTCTGCATCTAATGTCTTATCAGCAGTTACTGCTTCTACAATCCACTCTTTATACTGTTTACCATATTGTCCACTACTACTATTAAGTACGTTACTTCTAGCCATCTTACACTCCTTCTAAATTAATTAAGTAATGTGATTCTGGTAGACATACTTCTAGTCCAGCTTCAGTAAGAATCATATCTTTTCTTAAGTCTTCGTCTGCACTTTGTACATTCGTCATGACTTGAGTATCACGATTGATTCCGTTACCTACTAATGGTCTGTAGTATAGTTTACTCATATCAGCCATAGCCATCATACCAGATGAATGTCCTCTAAATAGAGGTTCTTTCACTAAAAATACTGAACCGTGAACTGTATTAATCTCCATTAACTGGTGACCATACTGTCCTGATAGTTCATCCATATTTATTTGGTATTGTGTACTAGCAGTTGATATATCAGAAAATGAGCCGTTACCCATTTTGTTAAAGAAAGAAATAACAGGAAGAGAAGCTAATGCTAATCTTTCGTTACTTCCACCTCTAGCAGGGTCAAACAATACTTCAAAGTCTGATAATAGTCTATCATAAGTAAGCTCTGAAGCTTTTGCAGTTCTGAAGTATGCTTTACCTGACTCATAAGATAAGTTAGTTGTACCGCCTACTACTGTACTGTTTTTAATGATGTGACCTACTAGACCTTCTGAGTATTGTACTCCGCCTACTTTTGCTTTTTGATTGAAAAGAAATGCTCTTTCCATATCTATTTTGTGCTCTCTCATTTTTTGAGCTAACACTCTTTCAAACTCGTTAGATACTCCACGTAGTTGTGTTGCATATGCTGTGTTTGAAATCTCAGCAGCTGTTTTGAAAATCTGGGTATACCCATAATTATCTTCTAAACTGTCTGAGAAAACATCTGGTGACCCAGAACCTTCTGCGTAAGCTGTACCAATGATTTGTCCTTTTTTATTATCTAAAAGTTTATTTGCATTAGTTGCTGTTGATGATACAGAAATCACTTTACCAGTGAAAGTTGTATCAGCAGAATTTTGAACAGGTGCATCTTCTACTCTAACTATAACGTTAGCGTAAGTTGCATCATCTTCAGTTCCACCTAGTGTTCTAACTGCAAAGACCATCCCTTTAACAAGGAAGTCTACTGCAGCTCCGTCAGCTGTATCTACAGTAAAAGCTACTATATCTCCAGCTACTTGTACTGCACTACTATCGTGATTACCTTTTAATAAAAACTCTCTACTTGTATAATTAATCTTTGTTCTATCTTCTAGATAACGAAACAAAGAATCATCCGTAGGAAGTTTTGCGGTTTTACTCAGGTATACGAAGAAAGGACTTTCTTCAGGTGCTAGTTCAGCAATCCTATCAGAAAAGTTATATAATCTTCTTCTATCTGGAGCAACTCCATAATCAGCAGCAGTAGTAGCAGCAGTCAAGTTTGTTGACTTTATTTGTCCGCTTATTGCCATTGTATTCTCCTATTTATTTACGTTTTATTCCTTTGCTAATGCTACCAGTCTGAGCTGCATTAAGAATTTGGTCCCACATTCCATCTTGTTCAGATTTAGTAGGAGCCGCTCCACCTTGCAATACCCCTGCGGTTCTTGCTTGGTTAGATGTATCTGGTTTTTGAATAACAGGTTCTCTATATTCACCTTTATTCATTTTAAATAACTTAACCAGATTGTCTAGAGGAACAGAGTCTTTTGGTGCAGAAGTAAATTCCATAAATTCTTGGACTTCATTTTCTTGCATTCCAAACTCACTCTTTAACTTATTAACAGTTTCATTTAAAAACTGTCTTTGCTCTTGACCTTTCATAGCATTTTGCACTGCACTATTTATTCTGTTTTCTTCTTGGTTCACACGATAATCGTATGATGAAGAACCAGGTTTGTTGTACGCTTCCCACGGATTGAACTCGTCTTCATTTAGCTGTTGTGCTTCAGCTGGTTTAGTTGCACCATTATTTCCGACAATATTATCTCTTAAGGTTTCTACAAGGTCTGGTCTTTGCTCTAGCAAGTTAATTAATGGTTTGTACTGGCTTAGATGCTTTTTATCAGATTCAGCTCTATCATACATAGACTGAAACTTTTTAGCTTCTTTTTCCCAATTCATACTTTCATCTCCTTCTAAAGTACCTTCTTGTTGACCTTCTGCTTGAACCCCATCCATGGATTCTAAAGCTTGAGTATCGGTTGTTGATGTTTCATTATTCATTATTACTCCTTTGATGTCTCTTTCTTTTGAGCCGAACTACGTACATTGGATTCGATTATTTTTATCTCTCCACGCAATTTCTCTAATTCGAGCAACACCTTGTCGTTTAATTTGTTTTTATTAACACGCCTATCGGCATTGGCGTTAGATTCTATATCGTTTAGACGAGTCTTAAATTTCTCAACTTCAGTTCGTTTTCTATCTGAAATAGATTCTCTTGTAGCCGTTTGCAGGTCTCCCTGTAAATTCTTTATTGTTTCACCCATAGAAGCCATTTGTTGTTCCATTTGCTGTCTTTGGTTCATTCTTGTTAGCACACCTTCTTTATCAAAGATGTCTGGATTTTTCTTTAAAACTTCTACTTGGTCTACAATACCCATTTGAAATGCTTCCATATACACAGCTAACTCTGCGTATTTACTTGTAGGCAAAGTAGAACCAGACTCAATGCCAATATCATGTTGTTCTAAGTTGTGTTTATCTTTTTTTAAATCAAATATAGTTTGTGTTGTATCTGAATATATTTGACTCATAGTTTCTGACATATCATTATTTGGTTGTGCTAACCTAAATAATTTTTTATGAGTGTAATGACTTTTACCATAATTATATAAAACTTTACCTAATCGTTTAATACTAAACTCTATGTCTCTTAGTTTTGATTTAGGTCTTTCACTACCAAGAGCAATTAATCTTTCTGTACCTCTTGCAGTATCAGGAGCTTTTTCTCCAACACCCTGCATTATTTCTGGTATACCAAAAATAAAATTAATATAAAACTCTGCTTGTTGTATTAATCTGTAAAACTCTCCAGTTAAAGGCTGAGGTGCTGGATAGTGAGGCTCTCCTTGTGTAGAGTCTACTTCTATTACAGCATTTGGATTTGCCCAATCTTTTTCTAATTGAGATACACTTTCTACACTACCTAGTGGAACCATAAGTTTTAAACCAGCTGACGCTTGTGCATGAGAAAGAGCCAAGGACCAAAGCTTATTGAGCAATCTTTGCATTGGCCTTGCTCTTGAAATATCTGAACGAGGATAAGGTGTTTGAGTCCACACATTAGCTATTGGTACAATAGGGTAAACATCAGTGTTTAAAATTGTTTCATATAAAACTACTTCTCCTATACTAGCTGTAACTTTAATTCTATTTTGAAAAACTTGAGTAATATCTACTTGTCCCATTTCTATCATTTTTTTATTTTGTTCTAAAAATAATGAAAAGTCTGCTTCATCAACAATAAACTCTTCGTCAGATTCATTTTCTTTTAAAATATAATATGGTACTTTAACTTTATAAAATCTTTCTAATATTTGATACCTAGTATTATGCATATCAGTATAGCTTTTAACTTTGTCTGGTGTATACATATTAATACTAGATGCATTAACATTCTCTGGATAGTCTTGTTCTAAGCTATATGGTGATATTTGATTTATTAATGGCTCCATTGCTTCTTGAGTTTCTGGGTCTACATCAACCCCTAGTTCTGGATATAAGTTTAACACTTGGTCATTTGTTAGTATTGTAGATAAAATAATATTATCTGCATCTGTAAAAAATCTATCTCTTGAAGACGCTGGTACATAAATTCTAAAAGGGTCTACATAGGAAAACTTTACATCTCCTTTACCAAAATCTGAATCGTAGTCTACGTAAGCATATACATATCCTAATCCAACAACACAATAATCGTGTATGGCTTGTTTCATTTGTGCATCACCATCTGAGTTTTGCCACACAAAACCCATAATAAGTCTCCATAAGTATGCTATTGATGAATCAGAATCTTCTCTAGGTATAACAGTAAACGCTGGAGGTCTTGCTGTTAACATACTTTTTAATCTTTCTACAGCAGGAGATATTCTATCCATTGGAACATCTGCTTGATTTTTTTGAGCCAACTCAGTTGATTCATCTGTAGTAAAATGATTTCCTAAATAAAAATCTATATCTTGTCTAGAATCTCTTTCCCAAGACTGTCTGTCGTTTCTATACCTATCATAGGTTTCTCGGTTTTTTAATGCTCTTTTATCATATTCCATTTAATAGCCTTACTTTTATAAAAAACGACACAATGTTACGTTCGTTAATTTAACTCTTTGTCCTCTGTTATTGCAAGTAAAATGTTAATAAGATGTGGATAACTTTTTATTTTATTGAACCAGTTATCCAATTATACACTTTATTTGCTTTTAATGAAGTTGATTTACTTACAGAATCTTTTAACTGAGTTATTTCAATCGCTGTACTGCTTGGTGGTTTTGCAAAATAATCTGCATAATACAAAGCATCCATTAAGTCATCATTTTTTGGTTTGGGATGTTCAAAAAATTCATCCACTATTTCTGTCATGTGTTTTTTTATAAACAATTTTTTTGAATTAACAATAGGACCAAGAGATGTTTCTAGCCTATCTTCTTTTTTAATTCCATACGGAGGCTTAACTCCTTTAAATATTCCTGGCATTAATCTTCTTTCTCTATGAGAAATTCTAGTTGTCATATCTCTGACCATTTCTTGAGCTGCTACAGTTTCTATTGTTACTCTTCTAACTGGAGAATATTTTTTTGCCATTTTTATAATTTCTTCTGCCATATCAAACGCAGGTATTTTTTCTCTAAAGTAATCAAGAATATATCTATTTTTATTTGCATCTATACCCATTACCATAATTACTTGATAGTCTGAAGTAGCAGTAGCTGTTGCTGCTAAATCAACTCCTAGGTAAACATTAATTGGTATAGCTTCTTTATTTCCTACTAAGTATGCATAATTATTTCTTACTTCAAATTTATGATTATAGTTTTGTATTCTATCTATTTTAAAAGAAGCTGATGCAGAATCACGAGCATCATTCATATATTCTTGAGCAAATTTATTAACTAGTCCTGCTTCAATAAATTCTTTTCTTTTGTTTTCTAGTTTCTTTAAAGAGAATTGTTCTGGCCACAAAGCAACTCCATCTTCTACGGCTCTATGAAATGTTACATTCCAAGGGTAGCTACGATTATTTTTATCTGCATCTCTTACTCCATCATATATGTTTTGTA